AGCCGCTTACTTTTTGCTCGGATTTCCTATAGTAGTCCAGAAACTCTTCATCTGTCATTCTATCGAATAGATCTTGATATAGTTTAGTATTCTCATTACCAGCTACTATAGCACCTACATACTTTATTATATAATCTTGTACAGCTTTACGTTTTGTATTCATATCTAATGTTACCTTTACTCTTATTAGAAAAATCATCGATCTTGATATAGTAGACATAAAAAAGGATCGGCTAGACTATATTTCAAGTCTAGCCAATTAACGTTTACAAAAAGATCATATATATTACTTTTCTACTAGAGTAGCTTGAGCTTCCTTTTCTGCTTCTAAGAATAGTTCAAATACTTTATTAGCAGCTAAGTAAGGTACTACAACCTCTTCTATCTTCTCTATCCATTTATCATGCTTACCAGACATATCTATAGCAGAGAATACCATTTCAACATTCTCTAGCTCTAAATAGCTTCTAGCTCTTAATAATATCTGTATAAAGAATCTATTAAGATTCACACGTTGTACTAGAGAGTGTGTATTAGCACACAATGCTACTATAGGATTCCTTAGAAAGTAATCTTTAGCTTCTGTAGATACTCTAGTTTCTATTATCTTAGCAACATGTGCTACTAAGTCTATATCGTTATCTTGCCTTTTGAACCAATTCACAGGTTCTTTATGTTCTATCTCAACATCTGCAACATCGGTTACTATATTAGCAGCTGAAGTGGATATGTTATTTTCTAGCATAGCAGAACCTTAGTCTTAAAGAGTGGAGTGCATAGTATAACGAACTTATCTATTAACTCCACTTTAGTTATAGTATATTTATTTCTTTCGGTTTTCTTAAGACGCTTAGTAGCAATATTACAAGCATCTGGTATATTGTCAGTTTCCACAGTATGCGTCATAGTTTCGTACGTTAAAGTATTCTTAAACTCTACATCATACTGATTCATAAGTTACTTCTCCTTTTTCTTAGTATTAGTATTCTCACTAGTCTTAGATAACTCTTTCACTCTAGCATCATACCACCATGGTCTATATAACTCTTTTCTCATCTTTAAAAGATCTACAGTATTAAGATATGGTACTGGATGTGAATATTGGTTAAGTGTCCAATATCCTCTAGTATCTAATAGGATATTCCAATCATAACCTAGTTTCTTAATATCTTCATAGAGTTCAGCTGGAGTACACATAAGTCCACTCTCTATAACCATTCTATGGTATGTAGCTAGTTGTAATAACTCAGCTGTTATATTAACAGCTCTTCTAAGTTTAGGATCAGTATCTAATTTAGATCTTACAGTAGTTCTAGATAGTGATACTTCTGGATATATATCTAAAGCATAGCTTCTATCAGAACCAGTTATACCAAATCCAGGTGTACCTGATTTATTCTGCCTTAAGAAATGAAACTCTGTTAGAGATGGTAGTACGCCTTCAGATTGTGAAATAAGTACTTCTATATTGCCACCAGATGGACCTGATTTAGATCTTAGTGTAGTTAATGTAACTTTATTAAGATCTGCTTTAGTAATATCATTAGGATCTTTAGGATACTCTGGACCTTTAGTGCCTTGGTTATAGAATAAGCTACCAGTATGTGCTTGATAAGCTATGTTAGTAAGAAAACTAAACTTACTACCTACTGATTTAATACTATCACCTGTTTTAAGAAACTGTAACTTTTTAGAAGGCTCTTCCCAAGGTTGCATGCCCATATTAACCTTGTCTCCAGTATGAGCTGTTAGTGTAATATAGGTACTAGATGCAGGGCATCTACCTGGTAACTGACTTAAGAACTTAGTTTTAAAGTTACCTTGTTTCATAGCGTAGGTATTAGTATCTTTAGAATCTAAATCTCCAGATAGCATCTCAGCAACTGAAGCTGCTTCAAACTCTGTAAAACTATCTATTTCTACAAATGTAGGTCTAGGTATAGACATAGGCTTATGTGTATAAGGATCTAATATACACTCTATAGTAACATAGTCTTTCTTATCTTTTTGTTTCTCTTCCATATACTCGAATAGTTTATCTCCCCATTCATTAGCGGGTAAAGAAGATTTATCCATAATGGTCCATATAGGATCATTACCTTGTATAGTACCTTCTCCTAGAGAAGGAAATTGAGCTGCAAAGTGCTCTAGTCTATCGAAGCTTATATTAACCTCAGTATCATAAGTTAATATATAAGTTTTAGTAGCTTCTGCTATCTTACTAGCAGCCGATAGAGTCATATAGTGTATAAGAGTACTTTTAAAGTTATTACCAGCACCCACTACACCAACTACTTGTCCTAATCCACCGTTATAGAGTGTCTCACCTTTAGCTCCTGTTATGATAGAAGCTGTTGGTATATCCATTAGACAACCTACTGGTATATATATTTTTGGTTTAGCTCTATTATCCATAGCAAAATTAAACATTCCAGCCATAATTATTTTATTAAACTCCTTTAGCATATCAAATTTTATATTCAATGTTTATTAAGTTTTTATAAAAAGTATCCTACCTAAGATAGCTTAGATACCTGATTTTCAACATACATTAGATAAGGAACCTCTGATGAAAAATATTTATAAAACATATAAAATATCTAAAGAGTTAACCCCTGATATGAAATATGCTATAGAGCAACTAACAGCTAATCAAGAAGGTTTTGGTAGCTTTCTAGTAGATGCTTCTAACTTCTTTAAGAAGAAAATAGATGCTATCAGAGGTGTGTTTGGTCTTAATAGTAAAAATGATACTAAAGAGATCTCTAAAGAGTCTAGTAAACTATATAAAGATTTACAAAGCTATGATAAGCTAGTAAAATCTATAGGTAGTAAACAAGATAAATATGATGCTGTATCTAGTATCATAGTACCTTGGATACCTGGTGTTAAATCAGATCTATATACACTAGTTACTGGATTAAAATCAAATGTATCTGGTATATACGATAATGGTTTACCATACCTAGAAGAAGCAGATACATTCTTAGCTAAACTATTAGGAGATGAAGAGTACGCTACTTCTGTAATACCTAATAAAGAACTACTAGGTAAACTAAGCAGCTATAAAGATAGTACTACTAAATATCTTACAGATGTTATAGATGGTAGAACACTTATGGATAATAGAGAGCTTAAAGATGTAATACCTAACTTTAGCTCTGTAGAAGTTATACATAATAGCTTTAAAGATATGATAGTAGCTAAAGAACTAGAGAATGTACAACAAGTGTTTAATAAAGCAGAATCATTAGCAGCTAGAGCTAAAGAACTTTATAATAGAGTACAATCTAAAGACTTTACTATAAGCACAGTAAGAGCTAAAGAGATGGGTCCATTACTACAAGACTCAGCTGCTATAGTAACTAATATAGGTGCTATAGTAAGATTACTAGATGCTGGTGTTACAGTACATAAAGCAATACTACAAAAACTAGATAAGTTAATATAAAAAAATAAAAATATGCTATAGACAGATACCATATAGGTATCTGTCTATAGTTGTTATTTTAGTACATCATAGAGTGTTGGTGTTTTATTCTCTATGACATTTCTAACTAGAGCTGAGATGATGCCTTCTAAAATACCATCCATAATTACTCTAGAACAGTAATGGATAGTGGTCGGTATGCCGCCATAAATTCCATTAACGGTTTGGAAACCGAATTCAGTTCCGTACTCGACGTCCCCGATCTTAATGACAAGATTGTTGCTAGCAATACCGTAGGTTGCTTCGAATGTATGGCCGTTAGCTCTGAAACGCTCGTCCAGATCTCTTACGTAATAAGCAAACTCTTCATAGTTGTTCCATGCTTTTAGAACCTCATTGACTTTATCAATAAGGTTTAGGTCCTTTTTGCCTAATTTAAGCACTGTAATAACATTCTCGCCTTCTACTGCTAACTCGGTTTCTCCAACCCTGTTAAGATTGTAGATTTTAAGATATTTGTTACCTCGATACCCGTTGTCCGAAGTCACATCATAACTACCGAAATAAGCTCTTATGGCATCGATAGGATCGATATCTGTATTGATTGCATCCCAAGCTCTCTCGTTAGCCGCTCTTCTTTCAGCAACCTCTTTCTCTTTCTCCACCAAGCTATTCCAGCCATCTATTTCTTCCCTGTTGCCAGTGAAGATTTCGAGTACCTCATCTTCCTCTTCAACCTCACTTAGGTCTTCAATAGGATCAGTGGTAACACTATCTACTAGAACATGGTATATACGTTCACCATCTTCGCCAGCATCGTATTTTATCTTAGCAATAATATCTTGGCTTTCGCCAATTCTGTTTACTAACTCAACGACTTTAAAAGCCATCTCGTTTGTTATACTATAAGAAAGTATTTTACCACCTTCAACATTTCTTCCATTTAGATAGAACTCTACATTTTTCATTGTTAACTCCTTAAGTTATTTTTTGCTATTTGTATTTATGTTAAAAGCAGACTGTTACACAACAGTCTGCAACTCTAGTTATGAATAGTAAAGACAACAGGTGCAAAGATTCCTATTCTCTTTACTATATATATAATATATAACTGTTTTTTGTCACTTTGACACCTACATAGGCTGTAGGTGTCAAAGTGACTTATATTGTTATTGTTCTTAAGATTCTACATTTACTTTAGTAGCTGCATTTTCATCAGTATCAGTAGGTCTATCATCTTTCTTAACATTATTTAATACACCTTCTATATATTTATTAAAATCTTTATTACCAGAATGACTAGCCATAAGCTTCTTTATCTCTACTATCTCATTCTCTAGTTCTTTAGTAGATTTATTTAGCTTACATATGTTATCATAGTAGCCTGCTACGCATACTATACTTAGTGCTATTACCCATATCCCACCTATAAATAACGAACATTTAATCAATGCTGAAACAGCTCTATCGAAACTAATAGTAGCATTTATACCATCCCAGCATACTACTATACTGATCATAGTTAAAATAGATGCTATTATAAATACCATAATAGCTATCAACTTATACACGTTCATGTTAAAGACTTGCAATTGCATCTTCTAACTCCTTATTAAAAATTTCTTTCTCTTCTTTATTTAATTCTAACTCATCTTCCATAAGCTTTACTATATTATCTTTAGTTATAGCAAAAGCTTTATTCTCTACAGTTTCTAATATATCTATCTTCTTAATAACTTCAGTATTAGTTTTAAACTTAAATACTAAGTTAGGGTATATGTCTACTATAGACTTAAGGTTCTTAAGTAGCTCTGTATCATTTCTTAACTCTACTCTTATATTAGAGCCATTAGGTAACCTAGCTACTTTTTTCTTAAGATCTTTAAGTATCTCTGTTTCAGTTTCATTACTATAGCTAAATGTTAGGAATGGTAACGCTTTACTATTCTCTAGGAATTTAAAGCTATCATTACCATCTTTACCTAAATGAAATAATATAGCACCTTTCTTCTCTTCTTCACCATGTGCTAACCTATCGAAACTACCTGGAGCTACTATACGCTCATATACAGACGATGTATGTATATGGCCTATAGCTATATAGTGCTTTACTATATCTAAGTAATCTGATTCTTTATGTATAAAATCCATATCTTTAAGTATAGGCATCTGGTAGCTAAAACAACCATGCATAATAGCTATATCTACTTCTGCTAGTTTATTTTCTTTAAGTAATTTACATACTTCTAAATAAGTATCAGAAGCTTTATGTCTAAACTCATCTGGTACATATAGTATGTTTATATCTAAATCTACCATATGTTCTATATATAGAGTGTTTATATATTTATAATCAGCATCTGGAGCTAGTTTACTAGCTACATCTGTAAAACTAGCTACCTGATCATTATCATGGCTAGGAGTACCATATAGTATCCTTAGTTTAATACCATTATCTCTACACCATAGTAGTGTGTTAGATAGCCATGTCATAATGTGTCTATACTCTATAGATCTACTAGATAGTAGTCTATCGAATATATCTCCTGCTATAAATAGTATATCTAGTTTTACTAGCTCTTTATGGTAGGTTATAAAGAATCTTTCTAAGTTAAATATAATATTATCAGTATGGTTTCTAGGATGTCCTAAGTGTATATCTGTTAATACTAAATAGTTTATATCTTTTTTCATTCTGTAGTACTTCTATTTAAATCTACATAGAGTCGTTCATACTCTTCGTTATGAACTTTATCTCTAATATCAATTTCATCTCGCATAGACTTATGCCACTTATCATAATTCTCAGCTACCATATTAATAGCATCATATGCTTTATGCTCTAATAAGTAATGCATATAGAAAGCACCTGCTTTAGGTTTAGGCATAACTTGTATTATCTTAGTACCTTTATAGTTATTACTATAAATATGCTCTTGTAAACCAGGTATCCACTCTACTAGTATTATTTCAGCATTAGATACTAATAGATTAAGATCTATAGCTTTATAATATTGTTCTTGATAACCACGTATAATATATTCATTATCTTCTTTATCTCTTATATAGAGTTCTGGAAAGTCTCTAGGTGTAAAAGCATCTATAGTAAGATCTTCTCTATTATAAGATGCTCTTATAGTATTCTTAAGATCTTCTGTTATAAGTCCAGGATAGCATATATAGATTATCTTATTCAAACCTTTAAACCTTTTAGTAAACTTGTTTACTCTCTCTAAGTCTTCTTTTACCAACATACGTAAAATCCTTTTAAATTGAAATTTTAAATCAGTCTATAGAGCTATTCTATAATAAAACAGACTCTAAGTTGAACTGATGATTAAATATAAGGAATATAGATATGATATTAAGATTATCAGATTGGAATAAGTATCCCAAAGCCATAGTGGATACTAAAACTACTAATAAAAGTTTTATACGTGTAGCTCAGATTTATAAAGCTATGGGAGTAGAGAATCATGCTTTTCTACTAGCACTACATAACCCAGATTTACAAGGTGTAGATCCATTCGATCCTAACCTTACTACAGACCAAAGGTATGCTATAGTTACTGAAGTATCTGAAAACCCATGGTATTTCTTTAGAGAGATTATAAGGATACCAACTTCTGGTACACTAGCAGGTATATCTTTTATAGCTAATAGAGCTAATATAGCTTACTTATGGTGTTGTTTTAACCACTTGACTACTATGATTATCATGCCTAGACAAACTGGTAAATCTGTTGTTGCAGATAGTTGTAATACCTATATGCTTATAGCAGGTGGTACTAACATTAAGATGGTATTATTTACTAAAGATAATGGTCTACGTGTATCGAATATAGAGAGACTTAAATCTATATTCGATCTACTACCATGGTATATTAATACTAGAGATAAGTCAGATAGTAATAACACAGAGAATATTACTATAAACTCTCTTAAGAATAGATTAGATACAGTAGTTGGACAGAATACATTAGCAGGAGCTATGAAGGTAGGTCGTGGTCTTACAGTTGCTATATTACAAGTAGATGAGTTAGCTTTTATACCACATGTAAAAGAATCTCTAGAGACAGCTCTAGCTGCTACTGGTGCTGCTAGAGAGAATGCTAAGAACTCTGGTTCGCATTATTATAATACCTATACAACAACACCAGGTTATATTAATACTGAAGAAAATGAAAAAAGAGGTAGAATATATGCTGGGAGTAGAAATACTTCAGAGATAACAATTGGAAATACAGGTGTTGAGATTGAAAGCGATTCACCTCTAAGTAAATTATCTGCTTCTTTTGGCGATTTCAACTCAATGGTTTTGTGGAATACTTATGCTGCTCAAAAGATTGACTATACAGGAAGCAGTTCTAATAGGATAGGTTCATATATTAAAATGAGAACTCAAAACAATAATTTAGGGGAATCTTTTGCGCAATTTATAGACGGAAATATATTTAGTATTGGTAAAAAATCCGTATTTGAAGACGGATATATTGGAACAGCCTATACAAATACGATTGTTGATAATATAAAATACACTCATACCTATATTTTTACAGGGGTTGGAAGTGGATATATGTATGTAAATTTGCCTAATTCTGATAGAATAAAACAAATAGTCGGAAATAATAACATAGCATTTGAACTTACTATAGTAATGGCTCATTCTGTAGGGGGAAGCAAGATTGTTGTGCAAGGAGTTCCTGGCGGACATATATTAGACAATGATGGAGGACGGGCAGAAGGAGGAAATGGGTATATAGAAATGGCTAGAGGAGATGTTATGAAACTCTGTTTTTATGGGGCAGATTATTATATTTCCTCGCTAAGAAGATAATTTTTAATACTTATAAATAATGCAAATCATTCAACAAACAACGCGTATCACCGCACAAGAAGAAGTACAAGGCGCTATCGTGGTGTACTCCTACGAATTTGAGAAAGACCAAACACCTC